CGCTACGGTCAATAATCCCGGCGAACATCGGTGGACCGGCGAAGTCCGCAACGTCTTCGGCATTGACCCCAAAGTGCTCGAGGAGCCGCTGCACTGGCGCACGCCGCGGCGCATCTTCGTCTGCGACATGGGCGATCTATTCCACGAAAGCATAGAGTTTTCTGAGATTGGTAAGATTTGGCGGACGATGGGGAAATGTCCGCAGCATACGTTTCAAATCCTCACAAAACGCCCTGACAGGATGATCGAGTTTTTCAAATGGTCTGGAATCACTTGGCCCCTGAAAAATATCTGGCTGGGCGTGAGCGTGGAGAATCAGCACTTCGCCGATGAACGGATCCCGCTGCTGCTGGCGACGCCGGCGGCGGTGCGCTGGATCTCCGCCGAGCCGCTGCTCGGCCCGATCCAATGTTCGTTTATAGGCCGCGGACTTACGGAGGTAGTGATGCACCGTAAAGACGCGAGTGACCCAAAGATCGATTGGGTGGTGTGCGGCGGAGAGAGCGGGACAAACGCGCGGCCGATGCATCCGGATTGGGCGCGCTCGCTGCGCGACCAGTGCCAGGCTGCCGGCGTCCCGTTCTTTTTCAAACAGTGGGGTGCGTGGGGACCGCCCTTTGCAGCGGGTCCAGAGGAGCACGTTGGCCCGCAGTTTATGAAAACGGAGTCCGGTGATTGGCTAACAAAAATAGGCAAGAAAAAGGCCGGCCGGCTGCTCGATGGCCGCGAGTGGAACGAATTCCCGAAATAAAAAAAAGAAGCGGCCGCGATGGTCGAACCACCGAAGGCGGCCGCTTCTTTAGCTGACTTCCCAGCTCATCTTCTCCCGACAGGGGTCTTACTTTGTCGAGTCCTTTGAAGGGATCGGCGTGAATGCGGGCAGCGTGGCGATGAACGCCTGCACCGCGTCTGGATCCGCCCAATCGATCGTCAAACCCTTCACCTTGGCGTTTTCCTGCAACACCGCCAGTGTAGCCTGGTCCACCAGGTCGATCACGTTGCCGGCGGTCTGCGCGCCTTTATTTTTTAGCCCTTGCAGGTACTTCGCGCCGATGCTGAGCAGCGCCAGAATGAATTGCAGTTCCACGGGAAGCCTCCAGTTCACAGTCGAAAGAAAATTCGTGGGGAGCCGCTGGCTTCTCTGGATCCGTTTTGCCCGATGACCGTCGCCATCGTCTACTAAGATTCAGAACTGCGAAACCAACGACTCCCCTTTCTAGTGGGTTAACTCTCCCGCAGCCGACAAATTGCTAGTTGTCAGCCGCTATTGGATCTCGTGAATCATCCTCCGGCCAGGTCACTTTCAATGGCTCTGGCTTTGGCGGGAGTTCCAGCAAAATCAGCGGCGGCGAAATCAATTCCTCGATCGCGGTGCGCGCTGTCTCTTCGGTGCAGGGAATCAGGCGATAAATCGAGCCTGGCCCCAAAAGCTGCGAAGACGCGCCGGCCGCCATGCGTTTCACTTTTGCGCCGGCGGGAGTCCATTCTCTCGAACCATTGCCGTCGCTGGTGAACTGCGGACGCGGAAGCGTATATTCGCGCTCTGGCAATTCCGGACTGTCCACTCGAAAGAGCACGGCGGAGCCAAACGCCTCCGTCGTCACGAAACCGATGGCCTTCTGATGGCCGAAGATTTCCACGATCGCCCAACCCTCGAATGCGGCCTGTTTCGGTTCCATAGTGTTACCCGAACGATGGAGTTGCCGGCATCGTCGGCATCGCCACTTTCAGCAGCGAGCTGTCAACTTCGGGGATGTGCTTCAGAGTGTCACTAAACTTTTGCAGGATGGCGGCGAGGTCCTCGAAGGTTTCCGCCTGCACTTTGACGCTGCGATTCATCGAAGCGCCTTCGCTCTCCGTTGCGAACACGACACCGCCGACCGGCCCCTGGAACGCGGCCAGACGGTCGAAATACTTGTTCATTATTTTTTCTTGCTTGTCCAACGGGTCATCGTTGAAGGGCTGTTTCTCTTGCGGAGAGGGAGATTCGGGGTTGTCCGGGATCTGCGCGATCTGTGTGATCTGCACGCGCAGGCTGACGTTGAAAATCTTCATCGTGTAGTACCCCTCAAGCGAAACGCGATTTTTCTAGCTTGGCGCCATCGGCTAATTCTTTGTGGGCTTTGGCGTCGGCGGCCTGGCCGCGCGCCTCGAGGAGTTTGGCGCTCACTTCGTCGAAGCTCTCCGTCGTCCAGTGGCAAATGCCGCCGCGCAGGTTCAACGCCACCAGGCTTTTGCCGCGCATCCTGCGGTGAATGTTCGGCCCCGCGTTCACGTCGTCGGGGATATTCCACACGTTCCAGGAAACCACATCGCTGGCGTCCACGTAGCCGCCGAGATCGGTTTCCCCACTGGTGAGGCTTACGAGAGCGAAGCGGATCAGTTTCATTGGACGGGAAGCGCCTTGACCGCGGCGGTTTTCGTGGTGAGCGCCTGCAGCGATGCGGAGAGGTTCGCTTGCGCGGTATCCACAGAAGTTTTCGCGGTGCGGACGATTTGCGTGGCCGCCTGGCAATTCGCGGGATCCGAAACGAGGCCGCCCTGCGAGCTCGCCGGCTGGCACGCTTGCATCTGCGCGGACTCTTTGGCGTTGTAGGCGGCTTCGGTAATCAGCACCAGGGAGAAGAGCCGCTTGGATTGTTCATAGGCGGCGCCCAGGTCATTGATGGCGGTGCGCGCGGCGTCGGTCTGCGGAATCTTTCCCGCCTGATACGCTTGCTCGGCGGAGATCGCCACGGTGCCGGCATCGGCGATTACCGTGGTGACGGTCTGATTCAACTGGCCAGCAGTCACCGGCTTTTGCGCGGCGCATCCGGCAAAGAGCAGGGAAGCGAGCACGGCAAAAAAAGTGAACGCGAACGCCAGCTTCAAACCGAGGCGCATGCGCGCGATCGGTTTGCCGAGGTTGCCGCCGATTGTGCTGCCGCTGACCGATAGCGACGGATTCGAAACAGGAACTGCGGGACTGGCGGCGACCGCGCCGAACGCGCCGCGGTGCACTAGGTACTGCACCGCCCATTGCTTGCCCCAGATCCAGAACGATGCGGCGATGGTGGCGAAGTCCAGCCCGGTGATCACCAGCGAATGCTGCGAAGCGTTCCACGCGGTGTGCACGCCCAGGGCGCCGGCGGCGGACGTGGCCAGCAAAAACACGTGATTGAACACTTTCGAATGCTGGTCCACGAAGGTGACCAGCGAACTTTTCTTGAGGAGCTGCAACGCGCCGGAGCCGAGCAGCCCGAGGGTGATTTGCGTTGCCAGGACGTTTTCTGCGGCCATTGAAGTGTCTCCTATTTCGTTGGTGAGTTACTCACACGGGGAATTCGGAATCAAGAAGCACAATTCGGAGGATTGTTTGCTCGATGCGTGGCGGTTTCGCGAACGGCTACGGGTGAGCAATTCTCATGACAGAAGTGAAGACAAACAGAATTTCCTGCGTGGATGTCCGGGATGACTACTAAAAATTTCTCTTCGAGCAGCCTGCGGCATATATAGCATCGAGTGACGCCGGCTTCGAACCGTTCAGCTATTCCCACGATGGGCATTTTATCGTAGCGCTCGGCGCTCCGCGGCCACGATGGCATCGCGCCAGGTGTGGCCGGCGAGCCAGCGCCAGGCGGTGCGCAGCGCGAGGCCCGCGAAGAGCAAGATCGCCACGGCACAAGCCAGCGTAGCGAATGCCAGCAAACCAAAAAGAAAATCCGCGCCGGTGTTCTCCGTGGCGTCCAGCAGCAATTGCAGTTGAGGGCTCATACGTCGGATTCCAGCGAGTGATAGAGCGCCATGCGCGCGAGGCCATCGGGGATATACGTGGGATCCGCGGTGGGCGCGTGCGGCCGTCCGGTGTTCCAGCAATCGAAGAGTTCAGGAAAATTCTTGGACACGTCGAGATTGTTGCGACGCGCAAACTCTTTCAGCATGATCGTGGTGCGGGCCATCGATGTGACCGGCGAAGCCAGCGCCGCCACGCCATCGATCAGGTGAAACGCGACGGCTTCATAGCCCATGATCTGTGTGAGGCCCCAGCTAGTCGCAAGGTCCGCAAGCTTTTTGAGGACAGTAACAGCGACGGCAGCCTGGATTCCAGCCTGTCCCGCTGCTGGATCGACCCACGGAGCGAGATCCTGTGCGCCGAGGCTCCCATAATGCGCTTTTCGTCCCAGCAGAACTTCCGCGAGAGCTGTAAACACACCTGGCTCGAAGCGCGTGGCATCGGGTTTGCCTCCCGTCTCGTTGGCGATCAGCGCGGCAAAGAACGCCGCGGGGACCCCGCTGGCGGTTTGGGTGGACACGAGCAGCGGCCCGTACTGTTTCTGGATCCGCGTCATCAGCTCGCGTTCGGCGGCGTCGTTCATTGTGGGATTTTCCCCTTGCCGTCGCAGACCGGGCATTTTTTTGGAATTCGACGAACGTCTGCACCGAAGACGCCATTCACTATGTCTTCGACAGTGACCCAACCTTTGCCATCGCAACCGTGGCAGGTTTTCGTGTCGCTCACGAGAGCACGTCCCAGAGGATCGCGGCGCCGACGCCGAGAGCCACTGCGGCGTAAAGCGGATTGGAGGATGCGGCGGACAAAAGATTTGCTTGCGCGGGAGTGAGCAGGGGAGTGGGAGTCGAGTCGTCGATCGGCTGGCCGGTGCTGGCGTCGAGCGTCAACGGAACAGATGATGCCGGCGGGATCGAGGGAAGGTACTGCGCATAGTCGCCGCTGGTGTAGGTGGACCAATCGGAGAAGCCGCCGCGGCGCGAATAAATGGAATACGCGGCGTTCGCGTTGGTCTGCGGATCGTAGAGATTGGCGCCGGCGAACTCCGGATGCTTCTTCAAATAAATTTGCCAGAGGCCATACGAGCCTTGCCCCTGCGGAGTGCCGCCGGCAGCTTTCGTTTCCGGGTTGTAGCTGTTCGGATTGCCGGAGGGAAAACTTTCCGCCAGCGCGATGGCCACGGCCGTCGCCAGATCCTGTCCGGAGAAGCCGGCGTTCGCTGCGTACACCTGGATGTCCGCGGGCGAGAGCAGCCCAAGATCGCCGAGCCGCCGAGTTGGCCGCATCGGCCGCCTCATTCGTCGTCCTCTTCGTCGTCGTCATCGTCATCGGCGGTTTCGGGTTCATCGCCGGGATCGATCTCCAGAAATTCCAGCAGGGACTCTTCGTCGCCTTCCGGCAGGTCGTCCACTTCCACGTCGATGTCGATGGTTTTTTCTTCTTTGACGGCCGGGCCGTAGGCTTTGCAGCCATCGGCGTGTTTTTGCTGGGCAGCGTCGACGGCGCTCTCGCTATCGCCCACGAAGATGTGGATCACGCGCACGCGATTGTCGGAATCGATTTTTGCGGAGTAGCGGGCGAGAGCCATTGGTTTTCTATTTTCTCTTTCCAACTTAGAAACGGGGCAGGCTGAGTCTCTCGGTTGATGAGCCGCCTGCCCCGCTAGTGTGTCCATGCGTTGCCACTGTCTATACTCGCTGCGCGGTGCAAATCAAGAAGCACAATTTAATTATTTCCTGCGTCGCAGCCAGTACAGGAAATCTTCGATTCGCCGCAGCACCCGCGGGAGATCCCCGCGCGCCCAAACCACAAACAGGACGCAGGCGAGAATCCAGAGGGCGACGATCACTCTTGTTTTTCCTCCAGCAGGATTTTCAGCAGCTCTTCGCGCTTGGCGTCCGGGCAGATGTGCACCATCGCCAGGGTGACGCGATCGATGCGGCGGTTGGCATCGTGCTGCACGCGGTTCACGCGGCCGCCCAGGCCGTTGATTTGTTTGCGAGCGGCGCGCGCGCTGGCGGCGTAAGCGCCGGCGGCGAAGGCCACGCCCAGCAAAAATACCAGCAACGCTACAGTGGCTTCGTTCACCGTGGACCTTCGCTTTTTTGGGCTGGTTTCCTGGCAACAATCTGGCCTTCCAGGGTAGCCAGTTCTTGCTGGAGCGCGGCTTCTCGGGCTACTAGTCGGTTGCGGCCTTCGTTGCGGGCGGCGGTCACTTCCTGGATGCGCGCGTGGACGATTTCTTTTTGCACGTAGGGGCGGAGGGCTTCGCGGATGTCAGCATAGTCCACGATGTCGTGGCGTTTTTCGCGGCGATTGCGTTCCTCGATGGTGTGGAGAAGCTCCTTCACCACCGCCGCCAATCGCCCTTCGACAGTCTCGCTGGCTTCATACCGGGGGCCATTCAATTTTAGTTCCAGTCCGCGATAGCTTTGACGTTGGCCAGCGTGTCGGCCACACCGGTGGTGATTTCAAGAGAGATGCGGTCACCATCGGCTAGTGCGACGTTTAGAGCTGCGGTGCAGGTAGTCACCGCATTGAGCGAGCAGCTTCCGACGTTGGCGCCATTCTGCAAGACGATGCAGACATCGGAAGCGGAGATCCCCGCCGCGGATGCCGTGCAGTTCAGCGCAAACAAAGTGCGGGCGCCGCTGACGACCAGCCCGGTGCCGATCGCCGCCGACGTGCAAGGGGTGAGCGTTTCATTCGGACCGGTCCCATAGAGCCCCAGCGTGGAAGAGGCCGTCACCGTGCCGGTGCAGGAACCTTTGACGGCGTGAGCATCGGCGTTCAGCACACCCGCGCCGGTATAGCCAGCTCCACCAGAAAAAGTATTGTTGATGCCGTCGAAGAACGTTGCGCCTGCCGGATTGTTGACCGTGTTGCCCGTCCCGGTGGCTTTAATCGTGCTTTGCTCCATCTGGACGGTGACTCCGCTGGCTGTGGTGATCCCTCCAGCGTTGGCGCCAGGAGTGCAAGACGGAGAAGAGTTAACGGTGACGTTGTTCAGGACAACCGAGCCGGACGTTTCGGTGAAATTAATAGCCGGGATGTTCGTCCCGTTGGTCATGCAAAGGGCCGCGTTGCTGATGATGAATTTGTCGCCGGTAGGGTTTTGCGAATCTTCCGGGCAGGCGATCACGCCGCCCGTTCCCCCCGCGCGGTTGCGCCCGGACGAGCTATAGTATCCCCCATTGATATTGTACGTTCCGTTACCAGAGGCGGCAAAGGGGCATATAAAAGCCGGGTTCCGTGAAATGATCACTGCATTTTGAAAGTTGCCTTGCGTGCCAGTCCCACCGCCACCTTGCAAAGCAAGTGCGCTGTCGGCGGTGGCGATGTAGAAGTTACGCATCTCACACGAGTTGGTCAACGGGCTCACGCTGCTATTGGCATAAATCGTTTCGGAGACGCCGCCTGCGCCCGCGAGATTGTAGCCAACGATGGCAAAGTTGTACGACCCGCAGCCGGTCCCATCCCAAACAGTTCCGTGATTTCCAGCGGCTGCGATGTTAACCCATTGCCCATCTATTAAAATGTCATGGACGTTCCCGCCAGCCAAGATTGTCCCCAGGTCGCCGTTGTGGTTGTACCAGGGCGGCGTATAGATCTGCGTCAGGCCGACGTTCTCACCGCTCAATCCGCCGTTTACATAGGTGTTCGGAGTGCAGCCGACGAGCTGCACGCATCCGCAGGCGCTTTGCGTCCCGTTTCCAGTGTTGTCCAACGAGTAGAGTCCTAGAGCGAGATGAACGTTCACCCCGCCAAGGGCGACCCCGCCAACGAGGTTCTCGCAGGCGAGGACCATCTGCGAATAGATATTCGGCGCGTAGAAGAGGATGGCATTCGTCCCGTTTTGGGTGCTGTTGCAGTTGCGCGAGAGCGTGAGGGACACGCCGGGGTTGATGGCCGTGATCGTTATAGGGAGCCCGCCGTTCTGAAACGTGTTGCCACACAAAACGGTTTCGACGTAGTTCAGGCTCTCGATGTTCGCGTTGTACTGAGTGTCGCAAAAATTCCCCATGCTCGCGGCGGAGCTCGGAGGGATCTGCATGACCCAAGCAAGTTGCCCGATCTGCGGCGGTGGATTCGTCGGGAAGCCACTGCTAAAGGTGATCAATCCGCTAGAGTTGCTGGTCTGCGGCCCGGTGCCTCCCTGCGGGTTGGTGCCTGTGTAGCATCCGCCGCCGGTGGGGATATTAATGCAAGGCGGTGTGTTACCTATACAACTAGGGCTAAGGTAAACGCCTGTTACGGAGACTAGTCCTCCCGTTGCGGCACTGGCCGTACTGAGCGCGGGGCAAGCGATGAAACTAGGGGAAACCGATTGCGAAGCGCCGGTGACCGTCAGCGTGGAGCTGCACGTTTGTGGACCGGTGCCGAGGGGCGGCGGTGCGCCGGGGGTGCTGACCGAGAAAGCCCACTGCGTTCCCGCGGGCGTCACCAGCGCATTGTCTTGCAGCGTGATGCCGCCGCCGGGAATGTTTCCGGTGCCGTCGAGCGTGAAGGGTCCGTTGCTGGGATTAAACGGCACCTGGCAGGGCGCGGAGCCGAAGCCGTTGGCGCGGCACTGCGAAAGCGTGCTGATCGTGACGGTGGGATTGCTGACCGGCGTGCCAGCGAACACCAGGCCAGCTCGCATCGACGCGCCGGCGTACGGGATGCCGTTCACGTCTTTCACCTGGCCGGTAACCTGCGTGGTCTGCGCGAAAGTCACCAGCAGGTTGAACGGTCCCCAATCGACCAGATGACTCAGCGCGAAAAAAAAGAGGATGACTAGCGCTATCCGGTGGCGAACGATGCATCTCCCAAGCATGGGTCTCCCCCCGGTCACTGCTGCACGTAGACGAAATGCAGCGCGATATTCGGCGTCGTTCCCACTGCACTCACCGCGCAGAGACTGAAGCCCGTCGTTCCACTTAAGATTGTGGAAGTGCCGCTCCCAATCGGAATGACGGTGGCGCCAGCAGAAAGTAAACCACTGCTGAACGTTCCCGAGAGAACTGCTGGTGCGGTGCAGGTCGCGCCAGACCCTTGCTCGAAGAAAATTGTATCGGCGGTCGCAGCCGTGGCAGTCATGTCCAGCGTTATTTCGCAAACGTAAGTCGTTTGCTGGACGACGCCCAGCACGAGCAACGTGGTGGCGCCGGTGGTGATATTTATCGAGACGTTTTTCTTCACGCTGCCGGAAGTGGCGCATGGATCGGCGACGAAATTGGAACTCGGAGTGGAGTTCGAGAGGTAGTAGATCGACCAGCTCACGCCGGCGGTGCCCGTGCCGCCGAAACTAAAGGTCATGCTGATCGCCGGCACACTGAAAATCTGCGTGACGGGCGCGACGGTGGGATTGATGCCGTAGACATTGAATCCCGACGTGATGTTACCCCCACCGCCGCCGCCGATCGATGCGCCGAACGCAATGAAGCCCGTCACGGTGACGGTCATGGCAGCGGGGCACGAAGTGGTGGAGCCGTTCGCGGCGATGAAGCACGAAATATAAAGCGCGCCGGCAGTGTTGCCGTTGGGCGCGCCGATGGTGACGGCCGGCTGCGTGACGGCGTTCGTCGTCGGCTGATTTTGCAGGATCAGCTTGCGGTACGGGTTGCTTTGATAGAAAAGGTCCGCAGGCGCGGGCGCCGACGTCGACGTGCCGGAATAAAACGCGGTGACCGACGGTGTGCCGCCATTCAGGCAAGAGATCGAGACGAGATTCAGGCGATAGCCGGCATACGAGCCGATCGCAGTCAGTCCAGCGCTGCTGGAACCTTGCACCGAACCGCTGTTTTGGTCCGTGCCGTCTTGCGAAATCGAAAACCAATTCGTGCCGTCGTTGGACGCCTCCAGGCGCAGGTCCATAAAGAAACCAACGGTGCAGGGGCTCGAAATGCTGTAGGTCACCGAATGGATGCTCTGGCCGATGTTAGGGATGGAGCACGGCGCGCCGTTGGTGGGGGCACAATTGTTTACGAAGCTGGACGGAGTGACCGCCGCGGTGGTTTGTCCGCTGAATACTTTTGCGTTGACGGTTTGCGGCGAAGTGTAACCGAGAAACTGCGCGTTGGCTGGCGCCACGAACAGGAAGAGCAGAAGCACTGCGGCGACGAGCTGCGAGATCGGCACGCTGAGGGTGAACACTTTGCGGCCGGCATCGATCGAGTGATGCGAGTCGAGCTCCACTTCGGCCCATTCATCGGGGAGATAGCGCACGAATTTTGCCGCGTGCTCCACCATCTCATCGTCGGCCGCGAGAGTGTGCTTTTTCGAGAGCATCACCTTTACCGGGTCACCGCTTTTGAATCGGTCTGCCATTTTGTTATCCCATGCCGGGCTGAAGCCCCGGCCTCTACAAAATCAGAACGCGAGGTTCGGCGGTTCCTGCGGAACTGGGTGGAACGAACCACCGAGACGGCCACCAATCAGTTGGCCGCTCACGACCACCGAAATGTTTTTCACGATCAGGGCGACGGTGGAATTCTCCATCACGTGGATCCCGTCGATGTTCGATGGATTCGAAACCGCGCCGAGTGATGCCACGATATTGTCAAAGCCCGGAGCGACCACGTTCTTCACCTGGTCCAGCAGAATTTGCCACACGATCGAGCCGGAAAAATCCGTGAAGCCGCCGCCCACGAACACGTTGGCGATGCGCCGGACGAAACCGTTTTGGCCGCGCGGCACGGTGAAGCTCAGCACCGTGACCGTCGCGCCGATCGCCGGCAGCGCCACGCCGGCTGCAAACTCAAACGGCTTGCCGCCTGGCGGCATGAAGTTCTGCACCGGGAGCTGCGGCACGGTGACGGCGCAGGAAGGCGTGAGGATCGCGCTATTGGGCTTCTTCACGAAGCGGCGGCCCTGGAAGACTGTGGGTGACATTGTGGACATTTTTATGTCAGGGTTTGTAAGTACAAACCCTGAAACCCGTTTCCTTTCCCCTAGGTGATCTTCTTTCGCGAATCCGGCCGCACGCCGAAACCGATAATCTGGATGGCGTTGGCCACAGCCGCCAGGTTGATGACACGCGATTCGATTTGCCCGCCGATGGGAATATGGATCGGAGACTTCAAAAAGAATTGGCGAAGCGCTGTGCCGGCCGCGTTGCCTACGAACACGTCTTCGTCCATGAAAGTTATTTCGCGCTCGGTGTCAAAGAGCTGCACCACGAAACTATTTCCGGCAACGCTCGCGCTGGCGATCAGCGACCAGATCCAGCAATCTTCCTGGGCAATCACCTGGCCGCGGTCAGTCTGCTGCGCGCCGAGCGAGCCGGAGGGCAGAGAAGTAGCGGAATCGTAAAGCGGAAACCAATAGGGCACGATGGCGTCGATCTCATCGAGCAGCGCTTCGAGTGGCAGATGATCTTCGCTGCCGTAAAAACTGCGGTAGGTGAGAAGCTGCGCGATGGGATCGGCCGGCGTTGGCTGTGCAGGAATCATCGTCGTGTGGATCTCCTGGTCAGCCGCTTGCCCGCCTGAAACTTTAGAAACTGGCGTGCCGGCTGTTTCCGCGTCCAGTTCCAGCAATTCCTGCATTCGAAGATTTTCCCGATGCAGGTACTGACAGCTTCGTACTCATGCGGCCCTACACAAACGTTCGGCCGGTCCACGTCGTTCAGTTGCTCGGGCCGGAGGGCAGCTTGTCGATCTTGTAGCCCACCAAGCAGAGCTGAATCGTGTTGGGCGCGCCACTGCGGTCGTTGAACTTCGCCTGCAGCGACGAGCCTTTGTAAACCGGGTAAGGCTTTGGCAGCACGAAGGGCAACTGCGCGGTGCCGGCAAAGTTTTCCCCGTTGACGGGCGTGGGCATCCAGGGAGCGCCGCCGGCATAGAGATCCTTGATCTCCACGCTGAAGAGCCCGGTGGAACTCACGATCAGCCAGCGAATGCGGAAATCCGCGTCGTTGTCCACCGTGATGGTGTTCAAAACGCCTTGCTGGTTGGCGCTGAGCTGCGCCGGCGAAAACAAATACCAGAAAAGCTGGTCGGTCAGGTCGCCGGAAATTTGCCCTATGCCCTGGCAGACAGGACACTTTATGACGCCTCCCGAGGGCGTGGCGACGATCGCGTTTCCCCGGCAAGCTTGACAAGTCTGAGTCATGACATTTCTCCCTCGTTTTTTTCTTCGCTACGCTTACGCCAACTGCTCGGCCATGAACTCGAAGCCCTTGATGTGGTCCATCAAGGTTTTGCGCTTGTCCGCATCGCGCTGCTGGGCGAGCTCCGCCCGGAGACCGTCCGCTTTCTTCTTCACGTCGACGGCGGTGAGAATTTTGTTGGCGGGCACGAAGCGCTGCACGCCATGCGCGAGATTCCCCGGATGATCGACGATGACCAGCGCGCCGGCATCGGATGGCGTTAGCACCGTGGCGTATAGATAGTGATCCACCGGAAAACCCGGACTGTCATAAACCATCACGCGATTGCCTGCTTGCATGGCATCCCCCAAAATTTCGTTTCTAAAGAAGTGAGTCTGCAAAGGGTCCGGCTTGCCCTATCCCCATTCAATCCGGACCCTCGCAGGTGTCCTGTCCAAAGGACTTCAACTCGCGACGTTCCAGCTCTACTGCGCGACGCGAATCAGTTGCCCATCCTGGCGGAACCACGCGCAGAGTCCCGCGGCGGGTACGCCAGTGGGGAAGCCGGCCGCGGCCAGCGCGGTGGGAGCGCCGGTGCCGCCGCCAACGAGCGCGTTGGTGGATGGATCGATGATGCAGTCAAACGTTTCCTGCGGATTGATGTACTGCCCGCCGGGAAGCGCGTAGACGTTATCGGTCTCCTGCCAGCCGTTGGTGTTGGTGAAGCTGGCGGTGGGCACGGTGAGCGAGCCGAAGCCCAGCGTCACCTGGCCGCCGCCTCCGGGCAGCCATGCCGGAATGCCGATGAAGTATTCTTTTTTGTTGATGCGGAACTTCACCAGCGAGCCCAGCAGGTTTTCGAGATCTTCACGATGCACCGCGGGATGCGCGGTGCCCTGCTGACCCTGCACGTAGACGGAGAGCGCGCGCACGATGAACGTGTAGCTCGATTCGAGCTGGCCAGGCTGCACCAGCGAAACGTGCTGCTCGCCTTTCGCGAACGCGGTCACGCCGTTGAAGTTGTAGTTGGCGCCCTGCTGCACGGTGTAGAGCGACAGCTTGCCCATCGTGCCGCCGGCAGCGACGGCGTAAATATCGAACAGACTCCACACCACGAATTCCGGAATGCCCGTGTTGGGATTCCGCAACCGCGGCGCGTGGGGCCTGCCTAGCTCGTACGAACTGATTTTCTCCATGCGCCGAACGTGGCGATGACTCTTGCCTGCGCGTCCGGCGGCTTCGAAGTTTCTCATTTTCGAATTCTCGCTTTCTGTGATCTAAGTTCCGGCGCCGGATCGCGGCTGCCAGTGCCTGCAAACCAAGTCTTTTTCGGCTCATGGTTTGTAAGTACAAACCCTGAAACCCGAGAAGATCACTCTCCGGTGCGGCGCCCATCTCGCACCGCACCGGAAAGAAAGAGAGAAGCTACGTCCAACGGCTCATGTCGCCGGCGGAATTGACTCCCCAGCGGCCCGTGGCGATGCCATGCATTGCCGCAGCCGGCAAAGCCGCCGAAGCGGCCGCCGCGCCAGCGCGCACCGCCGCGGCCGACGTGGCCGGGAAGGGCGGATTGGCAAGCGAGGCGTTGCCGGGGAAGTTGCCGTATGGCCCGCCAGCGCCCTGCGCGAACGGGAAGCGGTCGTCCACGTAGTACGCCAGGTCTCCGCTCATCGCCGCGGAAGCGACCGAGCCGGTGCTCATCGCATGGTCCTTCACGATGCGCAGCAGGATCGAGAGGCCGGTGCCGATGAGGGCGCCGGTGCCCCAGCCTTTGCCGAGGAAGCGCTTCAATCCCCAGCTCAGAGCCAAGCCCGAGACGGCTTGAATGGCATAGCCGGTAACGCCGGTGTTGTACTGCGCGAGCTGCGGAATCAGCGCGGGCAGCGCATTGCTTCCGAAGAAGCCGATCGCCGCTCCGCCAACGGTTTGCAGCATGCCGCCGCTGGTGAAGGATTGCAGTCCAGGATTGCGCCGGCGATGCCGCCGATGGCTGCTGCCGCGGCGACGGTGATGCCGCCGCCTGGGAGCCGCCAAGGCATACATCGGGTTACTACGACGACGATAGCTCTTGCGCCGGCGCGAGGCACGGGCTCGGCTACGCCGCCTTCTTTTCGTTTTCATGTGTCCTCCGCCAGCATTTTTTTGCGCCGCGGCTCGACGCACGCTTGCCCAGTAGCGTTTAAGCCCTGCGGGCATGCGGCGCTTTCGCGCGTTGCGGGACGCGCGCCGGCGGCGCGTCCGGGATGGATTCACAAGCTTTACTTTTGGCATGTGGCTCTTCCCCTTTTAATCGGCAGAGGACACGCGGCGAACCGTCACCGTGCTTCTTGCCGAAACTCTTTTTTTCAGCGCGGGGTTTGCAAGTACAAACCCCACTACCCCTTGGTGTCGCCTCCGAAAATCGGGACGCCGCCAAAAAAGTGACACTCGCCGTTTGTGGGATCCACCAGGAATGCCGCGTGCACTCCTCCCATGTCCGGACGAAATTCGATTTTCCACTCCGCGGGCTTGAAGCTGTGCTGGTCGCCGGCTTTCAGTTCTTCCGGTTGGTAGGTGATGCGCAGCACGGGTTGAAAGACGAGAAAGTTTGTGCCCTGCAGCCTATCGTTGGTGCGGTCTTCCAGGCGCTGCGGAATCATGCGCGGCGTGTCTTTGCCGGCGCGCAGTTGAATGTGCACGTGCTGAACTTTTTCGCCTGTCCGCGTGATGTCCCACTGCTTGCGGCAGTCCGCATCGCAATCGGGATTCGCGGCTTCTTCTTCGGTGTAGTCGGCGGCGCGCCACAGCGGATCCACCAGGTCTGGCAATCCCACGTAGCCGTCTTTGCGAATCAGCGGCGCAGTGACCAGGATCATGGACTTGTCCGCGGCCTGGGCGATCGGCAACCATTGACCGCTGAAATCCAGCATGCGGCCGCGGGCGTTGCGCTGCGGCTGCGATCCGTAGCCGCTGATGATGGGATCGTCCGCCGGAGGCTTGTAGGTGTCGCACGGCCCCACCGCGATGGTGCGCATGCGGCCCAGCGGCAAATGTTTCCCGGTGCGCACCAAATCATTCTGGTACTTGAAGAGGTCCGCCGGCGTCATCGTGAGTTGCGTTGTGCTCATATTTTTGCTTCTCCTTTTTTTTCAGGGCGGGCCGCAAGTACAACCCGCACCCGTGGACAGGATTTTTGATTCAGGGCCCTACAGCAACTTCCACAAAAGAAAAAATCCCGCAGCCGGCACCAGCCACGCGGGCAAGCCCGCGGACGCGGCGGCCGCTTGCACCGATTGCACCGCCTGGCTGACCGGCGCGAACGCGGCTGTAACTGGCGCGAGCGCTGCGCCTACCGGGTTGGTGGACTGCTGCGCGGCGAGATCCTGATACTGCGATTGCTTCAGCAGCACGATGGCGCGCAGTTCGGAGAGAATCACGCACGCCGCGTTGCATTCGCCGCTGGACATCGGGTTGGCGCCATGAATGATCGACGCGACGGCTTGCTGAAAGCCGGACACCACGTTGCCCAGCGCCGTGATGGCGTCCTGCGGAGTGGCCTGCCCCTGCTGCACCGCCTGGTCGATCAGCTGAAGCGATTGATTGGCCGCCGGCGTCGCCGCGCAAAGGACGCTCTGCTCTTTCTTGATAGCTGCGGCGTGATGGCCGAAGATCACGGTAAACAGTTCGCTGATTGCCGCAATGCCCACGACGATGCCGCCTACGATCGGCCCGGCCGCAAAGGCTTGCGGAGCAAAGTGCAGTGCCAGACTCCCCACCGTTCCGGTGATCGCCGGCTTCAGTAGACTCGCGCCGGAGCATTGGCCCGTCCCCGGCATGTACGCTGGCGAGCCCTGGGCATTGAGGATCTGGCCGGCATTCGCGGATTGCAGGATTTGGTCGCGTATCGATTGGTTGTGTCCCGCTCCGCTCCTCACCTGCGCCGCCGGAAAGATTTGTTCCGTGGCCTGGTCCGGAGTCAGCGAGCCGAATCCGGAGAAGCGCCGCAACCGCCGACGCGGTGAACGCGAGAGCGGCGCACCCGTTAGATAGGTGCCTGGCCCTCGCTGCGCGAATTGTGGTGTGCCGTACATGCATGGTGTCGATCGCGAAATTTATTTCGCGGCGTTCGTTCCCAAGTCGCCGTGCTCTCCGGTGATTCCCACGTCGCCACACTCTTTCGAATGCGTTTGAGGAGCAGAGTCCTTCGGCGCCGCTGCGGGGGTGGTCGGTGAGATCGATTCTGTTTTCAATTTAGCCATAAGTTTTCTCCCTCTCTCAGTTTTCGATGCCCGGCGAAACTTTGCCGAGCGGCGTGCCTGGCGCGCGCATGTTCACGTCGATGAAGTAGTCGCCGCCGATAAAGAAAATGTTTTTGCGCAGCTTGTCGAACATCAGCCGCGGGTGCGCGCCGTTCAGTTCCCCGAATTCGTGGAAGTACTCGACGGGGCGGAATTCTCCGTGGACTTTGCGCGCCAGATACGCGACCTCGAGGCCGTCGCCCAGATCGATGAAATCTTTTTCTCGCGAACGTTCATCGAGCAGCGGCAAAATGTTCTGGTCGCCGCCGATGCAGTAGAGCTGTTTGCCATCCGGCGAGCTCGCCAGCTTCACGCCGTCATCCTCGAAGGTGAACGTCGCTTCTTTGCCGAGCGGCGTTTCCACCACCAGGTACTTCAGGTCGCCCAGGGCGGTGTAATCGAGGCGCACCGCGGCGGAGACGTGCTTCTCCGCGATCTCTTTGGGATCGTGACCGTGGAAGCCCTGGAAGAGCCGCACCGCTTGTTTCGTTTCGCTGGGATTGTTGCGCCGGTCCGCACGTCTTCGGCCGCGCGTGGATCTCTTCTGTTTCTTTTTCGGATTGAGGCGCGCCGTACGGATCCGGCTGGAGCGCTCTCGAGCTCCACGCTGGGCGTCGAGCTTCTTGGAGTTTTTCTTCTTGCGGTTTGGCAGCTTCGGCGGTTTCAGCTCCCCGCTTTGCAGCTTCGCCGCTCGATCGCAGAATTTGCACGGGCATCCGGGCTTGTGATTGCCGAAACCTTTCGACTTATTTCCAGACGCGCCTTTCCGGCGCGGGTTGCCGAAGATGAGCAGCTCGCCAACATTTCTCTTCCCGCGCGCCCCGGAAACGGGAGCCTTACGTTTGCCGCGCGCGGGGTTTTGCAGTCGCATTGTGGCTAGCGCGCTCACCGGCACGGTCCTTTCACGATCGAGAGCACCGGATGCAGCTCGAAACCGTTCGGCGCGACGCCATCCTGCCCGTGCAGAAAATCGAAGAAGCCCACTCCCGTTACGCACGCGGCTACAGGTTGCGCCAGTCTCCGCAGCTTCCCGGCCGCAGGCTTCCCGAAGTCCTTCGCGAACTGCGCTCGAAGATCGTTGAAAAAGTTTGCGCGCTGCGGGCCGGTGCAGGAGCCGCTGGGAATTTCTGCGATCAGCATCGTTGAGTGGTTGCCCGGCGCGGCGAGCACGATATGGAAATCCGAGTCCGCTTCCTCTTTGTCGCCGATGACGGCGACGGAGACGCGGTACACGATTTTCTCGTGCGCGAATCGCGAGCTCGTGGCGGCAAGCAATTGCTTACGCGAAGGGGCGCCCACCATCACGAGCTCCGCGACTGTTCCCAGGGTGGGGGAAGCGGAGGCAACCGTTTCACCAGCGGGATCCGTGAGTGTCTTCACCGGCCAGCGTTCCACACCGCAGTGCTGCGCCGCGCCCGTACTTACGGGCGAACGTTGACAAAGACTTGGCAGCGGCGACAGCAGCGAGAAGAGCAGGGAAGTGAGCAAGGCTTTCTTCACAGCAGCTCCTTCACGACGACCAGTCCGACGCCGCCAGCAGCAAGCCATACCCAATTGTTCGAGAGCCACGCCATGACGCCGGCGCCCGCACCGGACGGGTTGGTGCCTGTAATGTTTTGGATCTGCGCGGCAAACTGAGCGGCACTGGCCATGTCGCCACGTGCCACCGCGTCATCGTAGCCGGCTTGGGCGGCCATAAATGCGGCGTTGGTGCTGGCCGGCAATTGCGCAGTCAGAGATACTTGACCAGGCGCGGCCGCTTGCACGATGCGAATCGTGGAGGAAGGCATGCCTTGCGCTACGTGGGCATTTGTAGCGGCGTAGATCGCGCCATCGATGAGCGATTGAATGTCGCCAGGAGCGCCGTAGTCGCTCGTGGTGTGCACCTGCAAGGTCATGCTCTGCGGACCGCTGAAATGTAGATAGTCGCTCTGCGAGTGGACCTGATTGTCGATGACGATGCCGTATTGCTGCGCCAGGTTCGCCTGGATCGTGGCTTGCACCGCATCGGGAGTGTTGATTTGAAGCGGAGAGTCTTTCCAGCTCGCGGTGTAGGCGAGAACAGTCCCCGCGGGAACGCCCGGAGTATCGCCGAGTTGGCCCATACGCTTCTGTGGCGGCACGCCAATGCCGCGCGAAGAGCAGTTGCAGCCCATCCGCCCGAGATTCCACTTGCGGTTATTGACAGCAGCCGAATTGGGGAGTAGATACACGACTAGATTTCCCCCAGAGAGGTAAGGACATGACAGTGCGCATGTGGGCGGTGCTGATAATTTTTGTTCTGGTACCATCCATAATCTATGCAGGGATGCAGATTGAGCGATGGCTTCGAAACTCCTCGACTGCCAAGAAATAGAAGTTCTCGATTCATTAGCTTCTCAACTCTCCGCAAGTGCTCTGCGTAGCCGCCCACGGCCGCGGCGGCGCGACCTCTTCGGATGTTTTCTTCCCAACAGAAACACGCCGAGCGCCAGAGCGCCGATTCCCAAACCCAGAATCGTCGGATCGACTTCCAGTTGGCCCATCGAATTCCAGGAATGCCCGCCGCCTGGATACATGCCGCGCGCCATCGCGAAGTTTGGCCGGAAATAACCCAGCGCGCGCAGGCCGCCACCCGGCAAAATTCCGCTCAGCGTAGAAGTCCCTCCCCATTTTGTGTTGATGGGAAAGTAGCCGGTGGGGCATCCGCTATCGGTGACGTACATTTAGCGCCGTCCCTTTCCGCCGGCCAGAGCGGAGAGAAGCAATAATGCGGTGGCCCCCATCGCTACGTAACCGAGAGTTCCAGACCCGAAAAGCGATCCTTTCGAAGCCGCGGCGGTGTTTGCGGCGTTCACCTGGCTCTGCTGCCAAAGTTGATTCACGACACCAGGAGGAACGCCCGCGGAGATGGCCGCTTGTGGACTTGGAAAACGCGCGAGCGCTTTCGTCCAGGCCGCCATCACTGCATTGGGATCCAAGTTGGCCGCGATGGCTTCTTGCGGTGATCTATAGTCGAGCGGATTATTCGAAGGAGTTGTGGCCGGCACCGTAGTGATGCGGCCGTTCGAAGCGCTGCCAGCAACCGGACTCGGATTTTGCACGCCAGGAATCACTGGCATATTCAAAATCGGTACAGCGTTCCAGGCGCCGCCGTTGCCCGCGCACTCCACCACGTCGGTGTTAGTGTCGATCGACTCAACGGTGACGCCATCGGCGCCGTAGTAGACGCAATTGCCGGCGTCGCCGAGACGGCCCAGTCCGCGAAGCCCGCGCATGCGCCAGCTTTGCGCAGTGCTCGATGCGCCGAGATTCGGCAAACGCACCGGAGAGAGTCCGAGGCGGCCCATGCCGCGAAGACGCCACTTCGTGTTGCTCACTGCCGGCGCGCTGGAATCCATCAAGTACATTTTGTTTTGCTGGCGCCCGTAAGTACGGGCGACTAGCGCCTCCGCCTTTTCCGAGGATTTCGGCTGCGAGGAGTCGGCTGCGAAAATTTCCAGGCCAAAGCGCCTGCAGCGGCCACAACGATCCAATTGGGAATCGAAGTGAAGCCGATGGTTGATGCAAGCGTGTCTTCCTGGAGCCAATCCAAAATTTCCTGATACGAGGAGCTCGGCGCGGCTACGCTGACATTCACTGGCGCCGGCGCCGTTGTCGGCGTGGTGAGAGAAGTTGGCGCGCTCGGTGTGGATCCTGTGGGCACTGCCGGCGGAATCGATGTCGCACCGGTGTTGTACGATGTGCCAACATTCATCCATTTATTTTGCGAAGCGCTGTACTGCCAGAAGCCGCCATTCGGATCGACAAAAATTTGGCTGGTGGGATAACCGGCCGGAACAGGACTGCCGGTGTTGAAAGTGGGCAGATCCGGAGCGGAAGTCACCAGCACCGGGGGAGGAGGACGCCACACGGGCAGGGGACCTGGCAGTGGCAAAGGAATCGATGGCGGATTCGGCGGCAAGCTCCCGGTTGGGGGAGTGTAGGTGTAAGGACCAGTCACGATCGGTCCCACGGATCCGTCGCCCACCGGCAGCGGACGTGGACGACTATACAAAATCATGTTCGATCGAGCAGTAGTGGCAGCGCCGTTGGCCATGACGATGCCCATGCGGCCCATCGACGGCTTGCGAGCTGCGACCAGGTACGGCATCAGCGCCTCTCCGCGGCGATCAACGCGACGGCGCCGAGCCCGAGCAGAATCATCGTCGGGCTGATCGAACCGAATGGCGATGCGGCGACCTGAGTCAGAGGCAGGATTGGAGAACGCGCACCCTGCGCCATCGACGTGGTGGGAACTAAGTTGTACGGCGAAGCGCGCTCCGCAGTGATGATGTTCGCCGCTCCGGTGGTGCCGGCGGTGATCGCTTGCGTGATGGCGCCCCAATCAACGTCGCCGAGCGTTCGGCGCAGATCGCCGCGACTGAAATCCGCGAGTGCGCGACGCGCGGCCGGCACGCCGTAATTTCCAAAGCCAATCGGCGGCCGCTTGAATTGTTGGTGTGGGGGCGCGACGGGAAAAGCGCTGAGGTAGCTGCCAGTCATTTCGCGAGCAGCGACGCGGAATGGCGGATAGACATTGGCGCGCCAGGCGCCCTGCGGTCCTTGGCCTGGTGCGATGCTTTGACGGCCGTCGCCCAAAGAAGAAAGTCTGCCGAGGCGGCCCATGTCAGCGTACTCCCCGGAATCCACAGACCAGATCCGTTTGCGCGTCCAACGCTCCGGAGATTTCCCGAATGCCGCGGATTGCCGCGCCGCGTCCAGTGCGATCGAGCGGCCGCTGGGCAAAATCACTTCCGGATACACGTGCGAGAACTCGCCCTCGGGATCCACAGCGATCGTCACGATGTGGCAATCCGCGCCGATGGTTTTCAGCAGCGAGCAAATTCCCACCGTAAAGTCGTCGCAGTCGCCGATCCCCAGCCGCAAGATGTCCGCCGGCGCGTGCAGCGTCTCGTGGCCGTCCACGTCGCGCGTGAAGCGAATGTTCTTGTGCCACCAATGAAAGATGGCTTCCGCTTCGCCGGTCCAATCGTAGGCCGCCACTCGCGCGCAGCGGAGAATCTGCGCCGCGAGTTCGTGAACTTGCGGATCCTGTTTGCCCTTGGCGATCAGCCGGCACATCTGCCGGATAGTCTGCTGAACTCCCGGATCGCCTTCGAGATGCGGAATGCGTGTGAGCTTCATTCATCGGTTGCCAGGTGCGGGCTGTACTTGCAGCCCGCCATAACAAAAAATCGCCGGCAGAGTGGTTCGCAAACTTGAGATGGTTTACAGGCGGTCCCTACCGGCTGAACAACTGCCGCCTGCGCTCACCATCGCTTGAGAGAGGAGAAAGGGCAAACAGTTGTCCGTGCCGGATGTCGTTCCCGCTCCGCACGTGCAAATTACGGACGACTCACGGAATGTACGTGTTTACACGGACTCCCAGTGGTGGTATAGACACAGACGGTTCGCAACACTCGAAGAAAGAACAGCACAGTGCCAAAACGCCTGCAGACGCAGCCAACGACCGTCATCAATCTCGCTCCGCAGAATCCCGAGACGCCAGCGGAGCCGGAAAAGCCGCTAGAGCGTGAAGAAAAAGAGCCGGGCTGGTTTATCAGCGACTTGATGAAGATTCCCGGCAATGAGTGGGAGAAAATTTATCACCTCGAGCTCCAACGCCTGGAACCGAAAGTGCCTGGCGTCGCCGGATCGAAGGGTTATCTCTGGACGTTCTTCGCGCCGATCACGTATGCCGACGTGAAGAAGCGCTGGGGCGGCGGAAAATTCCGCATGGACCTCTGCAAGAACGGCCACTATTTCAAGACGCACAATTTTGACATCGAAGGCGATCCGATCTATGACCGCAGCCGCGAGATCCCGCCGGCAACGACCAACGGCAATGGCAACGGCCTTGGCGGGAACGCGGACTTCCAGAAAGAATTTATCTCCGTGCTGCGCGAAGAACTGCAACGCAGCAGGGAATCGAATCAGGGACAATCCAACGGCTCGGAGCACGTCATCGATATGCTCACGAAGGCCAGCGAACGCGCGATGGAGATCGTCACGAAACAAACTCCGGTCGCCGCGGACCCAACGGCGCAAGTGAATGCTCTGCTCTCGGCGGCGGAGAAACTCGCGAATCTGCGCGCGCCGGCTGCCGGCGGCGGCTTAGGTTCGCTCGGCGATGCGCTCATTGCGAAGCTCGTCGAAAAGTTGCTGAATCCTCCGAACCCCTTGGAAGAGCTGACAAAACTTTCCGCCATCTTCGAAGTGGTGGAAAAAATTCGTGGTAACGGCGGCGGAGAGCCGAAAGATTGGAAAGCCGCGGCGGTGCAGGCCGTCACGCAGCACTTGCCGGATATTCTCGACACGTTCAAACAAACGTCGCCGGCGAACGTGGCGCAAGCCCGCGCGAACGAAGCGCAGGCCCGGGCACGCACTGCGGAAGCGTTGCGGGTTGTGCCGATCGACCGACAGCAGCCGCAAGCACAGCCAGCAGCGCAACCGGCCGCCGCCGCTCCGCCAGCGCCAGCGATTCATGTCGAAGGCGGATTGCATTTGGAGCCGCGCGACGGCGCCGCATCCGCACCGGCCGTCGAAGTGATGCCCGCGGCGCAGCCCGCGCCAGCTCCCGTCTCGCAGGAGCAATACGACGAAGGGATGAAGGTGCAAGTGGTGAACATGATGCGCTACGGCGCGAGCGGTTCCGCCATCGCCACGTTTCTCGAAGACGTGAAGCCGGATCTCGCCAAGGACCTGGTGAACTATCCCGAGCAAACCATCACGCAGTTTTTTTCGCAGGATCCCGTATTAAAACTGTTGGTGGAAGATCCGCGCTGGCACGAAGTGCTGGCGGACGCGCGCGCGTACATGACCGAAGACGAAGTGACCGTGGGGCCGAACTAGAACTGCGAGGTAGAAAGTGGGACAATGGATCAACGATCATCCGATACAATTTTTCCTCAACTCGCTGACGCTGATTCTTCTGCTTGAATCTTTTATCGCCTCGCGCCGTTTGGAGCGGCTTGAGCGCGAGCATCTTGTGCAGGCTCGGCGACGCAGCCACGACATATAGCGGTGTTTCCAGAACGACACCACCCGTTGCACGATTGTTCTTGACAGCGTTTCTGCCTTGCTTGTAATTTCGTCCTCGTTTCCGCCACACGGATACGCTCTCTCGCCGGCTTTTCCGGTTTTCGCTTAGCGGCAACTCCGGAGAAGCCGCGCGAGAGGAAAAGTTGCCGCTAACTATGGCCACCGTCGCCTTTCAACGCTCACATCCTCTTCCCAACGACATCGCCAAAAAGCTGCCTTCGAATTTAGACGCGGAGAGAAATATCCTCGGCGCGATCCTGATCGACAACAACGGCGCCAACAACGCCCCGATGAAGACGGCGCGAGAAACGCTCGTGCCCGAAGACTTCTTCCTGGAACAAAACCGCCGCGTGTTCCGCAACATGCTTTTCCTGGACGACGCGCAGCAGCCCATCGAAGCGGTCAGTATTGTCGAGAACCTCATGCAGAATCGCGAGCTCGATGCTGCCGGCGGCGGCGAATATATCGCTTCGCTGATGGACGGCATGCCGCGGCTGAGCAATGTCGCGTACTACGTGAAGATCGTCAAAGAAAAATCCCGCCTCCGCCGCATCATCGATCACACGCATAAAATCCAGACCGACGCGATCGAGGGCTACACTTCGCCGGACGACCTGGCCAACCAACTGGAAACCTTTTCGAAGCAAAGTACCAACACCGCCAATCCGTCCGTGGTTGTCAGCTTCCGCGATTTGCTCACGATGGAGATGCCGAAGCTCGAATACGCGATCGAGCCGCTGCTCACTGTGGGAGGCACCGGAGAAATTTGGGCGTGGCGCGGGCTGGGAAAAACTTTTATCACTACGGAGATCGCCATGCAGTTGGCGCTCGGTTGTCCCACTCTTTTTGGTGGGGTGAACGGGGCGGGAGGGAACTGGCCGATCTCCCGCGCCTATCGCGTGCTGTACATCTACGGGGAAATGCACGGCTCAGAGATTCAGAAACGCGCGCAACAAATCGCTCGCGGTCACGGCAGTGATGTGCCGAGCGCAGAGAATTTCGGCACGATGTGTAAGGACTACCAAAAGCGCTGGCGCCCAAAAATAAATTCGCCGCGCGACCGCCGCATCATCGAGGAGCGGCTGTTTGCCGGCGGCTACGAAGTTCTGATCCTAGACAATCTTTCCACGCTCTGGCCCACGTCGCAGGAAGGTGAAGGGGAACGCACCGCCACTCTCACGGAATGGTTTCTCGATCTAAACCAACGCGGGATCTCCGTGATCTACCTGCATCACGCCGGCAAAGGCGGAGAGCAGCGCGGCGGCTCTGAAAAAGAGGACATGCTGGACTTCGTGATGAAGTTGACGCGGCCGCCTGGCTACAAAAGGGAAGAGCAACTTCGCGTGCTGGTGGACATCGACAAAATTCGCGGAGAGAGCAAACAGCCGCGATGGCTGGTGCCCTTCGAGATGAGCTTGACGACGGACCGCGACGCGGCCTGCTGGCTCACTCGGCCGTCGCGACACGCGCAGATCCAGGCGTGTTTCGAACACTTCGGAAACGGCATGAGGCCAGGCGCAGACCTGGCGATGGAAGTCGGCATCAGCCGCGCAACGACGTACCGCTACGAGAAGAAGTGGAAGTCTAACCCGAGCGCGCAATATTGGATCGAACTCGACGACCTCTGATCCAACATATATTTTTCTCAAGATCAGTTGACCGTGCCCATCCTGTAGCAGCCTTTTTCCCTGAGACAACGCCTGCGACACCGCTAAATCTTTCGCCCTCAAAACCTTACAAAATAGAGTGTCTCAGGCTCTTACCCCTGATACACGCACTAAGTATTGACGCTGCAACTACTTACGGTGAAATTGTCTCAGGTGAGGGTGTCCCGGTGTATTCCGAAAGGTGTGAAAGAGAGGAAGTAGAGGGGGAGTCTGACACACTAACAAAAATAACTTACATTCTTTCTTACAGATAGACCATCACAGTAGGTTTTGTCCTGAGACGTTTCGTAAGGTAACTATCTGTGTTTGCAACATCGTCTCTATTGTGCCTGCGACAAAGTGCTGAGACACCCTGAGACAGCCACTGTCCACGCGGTTTTTTGCACAAGTTGCGGAAAATAATTTGTCTCACGCACGAAATAGTCCTTGACAAGTGGTGTCGCATGGTATATTGTGGTGTCGTGAAGAAGATGGCTTCCACCACTGTACACGTCAAACTGGCCGGACCGCTCAACGCGAAGCTGGATGAGCTGGCAAAAACCGATCGCCGAGACAAAACGGAATTCATCCGCCTGCTGATTGAAGACGAGTGGACGCGGCGGAAGAGCAACGGTGTCAAGCCATGACCAACCCGAAAGCATTCCTCTTGGGACTGGTGTTTGGTGTAGCGGCTGTCGGTGTTGCCGGCAATGCTCAAAAGGCGGGAACACGTGATGCGACGTGTGAAGAGCAAAGGGACTATTTCAAGCAGGTTCTAGACCAGCAGGCGCATCCCGCTGTGTGGACCGCGTTGCTGGAGCCAGGTTCGGCGCCGCTCTCAGCGATCGACACGAAACTGCTGAATATGGCGCGACCTGGTTTGGGGTCGGCGCTGGATCTGATGACAAAACAAGCCGGCGGAATGCAGGTGCGTTGGGTGATGCCCGGCGCCCTTCAGCCGTTTGCAAAAGACTCCGGATTGTCGTTCGCCTGGATCAACGCGGAAACTAATGAACTCGTTGGCCAGCCGATGCCCGCTAGGCTGTATGTGATACCTGAACAGGCGATGATTCAGAAGCCGCAAACCGAAAAGCACTGCCTCTCCGGTCACTGTGCAGCTTGTCCAGATGGCTGGAAGTTGACTTCAACCTCCCAAGAAACTTACTGCGTCCCGGCAGAGAACTGACTCCCATGAACCTACACTCAGCGGAAAAGCCAGCCCGATTTTCTAGTTTACATAATTTAAGTACTAGGTCTTTCTTTGTTCGCTGTTTCTTCTCTGCATCCCCATTACTCCATAAGCATCTAACACGCCCGGTACCCCGCCGGTGCTCGATTCTCCCTCGGCCGGGAATTCCAACCCAATCCAACTTCCCGGAGGTCTGTGCCCATGCTCTCCCTGTCCCCGTCCGTTCATCCGCTGTCGATCTAGGAAATCGAATCGACAGCTTTAGGCTTCAAGGAAGATCTGCAACGCGAAGCCAATCGTGCGGTACGCCGCCACGATTCGACCAGCGCGCTGGCGGCGCTAGAAGGCATCGAGTACATCGAGAAATTTGTCTACACACTCAAGTACCGTGCCGGCTCGCGCCTCGGCATGCCGCGGCGCGCGCGGGCCATCCGCTTGCCCAGGACCGAGGCGCTGTGATGCGCTCCTCGTATTTTGGCAAACCAAGACAGAGCGCAGAACCCCCCGCTGAAATTATGCAGCGCATCCGCACCGCCAGAGATAGGGAGTGGACGCGCGTCCTGCTCGGAATCAACGACAAAGTTCTAACTCCGGAAGAAGCCGCGAAGTGGCTTGAGAAAGACCGCATCCAGCGCGCGCGGAATGTGACCGAAGCGCGGCCGCGCCGCGGGCCGGTGCACTGGTGAGTGCCCTGCGAAATATCCCGCTCACTCCGGAAGAAATGCAGCCCGTGGCCATCGCGCGCCTCGGGCTGCACTCTCACACCTGCACCGATTGCGGCCGAGAATGCGCTTGCTACCAGGTCCCTTGCTTTACGCGGGGCCGCGCCACGCATCCCGGCGACCGGCGGACATGGCTCTGCGCACCTTGCCGGGACCTTCCGAAATCCGAGGCCGCATGAATTATCCCAAAGGCCAGCAACACCGGCTCACCGAACAGGACATCGTGGACCGCGCTGACGACAGCGCGCGAATCCACAAGGATCGACTTTATATCTCGGTGTGGTGCGCGTTGGCGTTGTTTGTTTTAGCGGGTTTCGCTTTTCTGCTGTTTCCGCCGGTGCTTGTCTTGCTGCGTCTGCACCGGGAATTTCTGTGGGGTGTGCTGGCCGGCTCGGTGTTGCAGTCCGTTGGCTGGCTGCGCGATCGCTGGCGATGGATGAAATGGTTTTCGCACCAATGAATCAGGACAACAAACAGCGGCTGCTCGATCGGCTGATGAACGACGTGCCGAAAGAAGCGCCGATCTACCGCCAGCTCGAAGAAATGTACATTCAGGAACTGGAAAGCATCGAGCCGGTACTTGACGACATTCTTCACGAAGACCACCTGGCGCTGCTGAGACACGTTTTCGAAACAGTTTTGATTCCGGAGCAGGTTGTCGAAGTGTACGAGCGGCTGGTGCGCGAAGGGCGTTTGCGGCCGCGTCAGAACGCGCAAGTAGTTTAGGAGGAAAAGCGATGGACAAATTCCCGAAGGTGCTTTTTGTTAGGCGCGATTCCAGTAACGGCATTTTTGACCCTCTGGCTTACACGCGCGAGCAAGATGCAGTCGAAGATGACGGCCCTACCAGTGTCGCGAGATACCAGCTCGTCAGTGCCAGGCGGTTGAAGAAGCAAATCGTCGAAACGAAGTCGGAGTCCAAACCATGACCCGAGGCCGAACTTCCAAAATTCTTTCTCAGGCGGACTGCCGCCGCCTGCGGCAATTCCAGAGAGAACACGCGCAGCGGCTCGGCGTCTCGATCGGGCTACCGCAATTGAGACTCTCGATGGGCGCACCGTTTTCGTGGGAGACGCTGCAGCGCGCCCTGGCCGGCAAACCGATCTGGGAGAGCTACCACGAATTCATCGTGGCGTTTCTCGATCGCCACATGCCCAGCAAGGTTTCGTCGCTATTCGATTTCAAGTCGCGCGCCTCCGGCGAACGCGAAGAGGAAGAAACCGCCGAGCCGATCCACCGAGGCTTCGCGATGAGCAGGCGCGACCACCTGAACAAGTACATGCAGGAGCGGCGGGCGCGGCTGCGGCGCGAAGGCATCTGCGTGGACTGCCAGAAAAACGAAGTGAAGCCGGATCCAGAGCACCCGGAAAAAAAACACGTGACGTGCGCGGATTGCCGAAAGGCGCGCCGCGACCGCTTGACGGCGAACGCGCGCCAGGGGGCGCTGCCGTTTTTCTCGGAGGCAACTCTATGAAATACGAGCGAGATCAGATTGTTCTCGTGAAATACAGGCGAGGGATGAAGCTCGGGAAAATCGTTGCGGAAGATGTGAATCGTGCGGACTACTCAATTCGAATCTGGAACGCCACCAGCAAGGTGTGGAGTGGAATCACATTTCGCCGTCCCGATCTCATCATAGGTATTGCGAGCCGTTCAGACCAGCGCGTCTATGGGATGCCGGAGACAGCATGAAGCAAAAAATCAAGCTGTGGCTGCGGCGGTGGACCATCCGCCAACTCATCAAGCTGGTGGACCGCGCCGAGGAACGCCTGCAGCAATGGCAAGTGAGGCTGCGCGATGAACTCCAACTGCGAGTACCCGTTTGTGTTCCGGTGGAGTCGCCCGGGCCTGCCCGGCCGCAAGGGGCAACCGTGTCGTGTCCTTATCCGTTCCCGCAGGATGAATTCCTGCGCTATCGAGTTTCGCGACGGCCTGCGCGCCGTGGTGAGCCGCAACGCGCTGCGAAAAGCACGCGCCGGGGAATAACCGCCGCGGCCTTCGACCGGAGGTTCGCGACGTGAAAACGATTTGGAAGTTCCCTCTGATGTCGAACCTCATGGAACAGCACATCAGCACTCCGCGCGGCGCTCAACCGATGTCTTGCGAGGTTCAGCACGGCACGATTTGCGTTTGGTGCCTTTGCGATTCGGAAACCAAAGAGACGGAGCGCTGGCGGATCTGGATCATTGGCACGGGGCACCCGCTGCCGAACAATCCAAAACTTTCTCTCTTGAACACGCTCATCATCGGCGATTTTGTCTGGCACGTTTTCTACGAGTCTAAACGATGAAGGCGCTGACGCTGCACGAGCCGTACGCTTCGCTGATTGCCTACGGCTGGAAAGAAGTGGAGACGCGCGACTGGTACACCAGCTACCGCGGGCTGCTGGCGATTCATGCGGCGCTGCGCCAGCCGGATCCCACGGAGCTGTCTCGCGTCACGTTCATTTTGGGGAGTAAGGGATTCGAGTTTCCGCCGCTGACTTTTTCAGAACGGGGTTTGCAAGTACAAACCCCGTTGCCCCGCGGCGCGGTGGTGTGCGTCTGTCAGTTAGTCGCCTGCCTCCCGGCGCCGCTCGTGGAGTACAAAGCGAAACAACTCAAAGAGTGGTTTCAGCCGAAACATGGCTGGGAACTGGAAAAACAATTCGGCAATTACGATGGCGGCCGCTGGGCATGGATCCTGCGCGACGTCCAGCGGCTCGATCGGCCGCTCGCGGTGCGCGGCATGCGAAAACTGTGGAGTCTTAGTCCAACAGACACTCTGGGGCTGGAATCGCGCATTCCAACAAGCGCACCTAGCCCCGGTATTTCCACAGCCCCGCCCATATCCAGCGCTGATTCCAAGGTGGGGGTCTAAACAGCCATGCCGAGGCACCGCTACCCCTATGTTTTGTGCACCCATCGGCCAGATGCCCCGCTTGAGCCAGGGTACGGGATCTGCCCCCACGTATTGAACGAAGGCGCTCCCGTGGTGCACTTTCTCACCGCCAACAAACACGCCATCGGGATGATTGGCTGCGCGGAGTGCACACCGGAGAAAAATCCTAGCGCTGACAATTACATGCTGATCTGCGCGCACGCCGCGCGAGAAAACGGCTGGGCACCCCAGGCATGAATGCACCCAAGCGCGTTCTGGATCTCTTTTGCGGCGGCGGCGGCGCGGCAATGGGCCTTCATCGAGCCTGGCCGAAAGCGAAGATCACCGGAGTTGATCTCCACCCGCAAAAAAACTACCCGTTCAATTTCGTGCAGGCCAGCGTTTTCGAGCTGGACTTCGAATGGCTGAGCGAATTCGATTTTCTTTGGGCTTCGCCAGTCTGCAAGGGGTACAGCGCGCTCGCCAACTATGGAACGAATCGCCACCGCAAGCACCAGTGGCCCGACCAGATTCCGCAGGTCCGCAACACTCTGCGTGCGACGGGGAAACCTTGGTGCATCGAAAACGTGTTGCGCTCTCCGCTCGAAACCGACCAGTTTCTCTGTGGCCAGATGTTTGGGTTGCCGCTGATTCGGCATCGCCTCTTCGAAACAAACTTCTTTTGGCTCCGGCCGGAACACACTTGCGCGCCTCGCGGCGCAACGCGGAGATTTGACGACAACCGAGTTTTCATCATCACGGGCCACGGCGGCGGTCCAGGATGCAAGAGCGTACAAAACCGCTCTATGCATTGGACGAAGCCGCAGGGGATCCGCGCGCTAGGCATCGATTGGATGACGCGCAAAGAGATGGCCGAAGCGGTCCCGCCGGTCTATTCGGAATACATCGCGCGCCAGGTGCGTTTCGCATGAGCACTACCATCGCGCGGCCGGTGCTGCGGTACCACGGCGGAAAATTCCGGCTGGCGCCGGAGCTGCTCAAGATATTTCCGCCGCATCGCGTCTACACCGAAGTCTTTGGAGGCGGCGGCAGCGTGCTGCTGCTCAAAGATCGCTGCTACTCCGAAATCTACAACGACCTCGACGGCGAAGTGGTGAACGTCTTCCGCGTGCTGCAAAATCCGCGCCGCGCCAAACGCCTCGAGCTCCTGCTGCGGCGCACGCCGTTTGCGCGCGAAGAATTCCTGCTGGCGTACAAACACACCCGCTCCGAAGTGGAGCGCGCGCGCCGCACGCTGATTCGCGCTTACATGGGTTGGGGGTCCGATTCAGTTTCGCGGATGAAAGCGAGCCGCGCCGGCTTCAACACGCGAATCTCCAGCACGATGCTGTCCGGTTTTCGCTGGAACGCGAATCGCTCCGGCACCACCGCCGCGAGCGATTGGGCCGGCTGGCCGGATCACGTCGAATCGTTTTGCGAGCGCCTGCAGGGCGTCACCATCGAGCAGCGCGACGCCAAAGAAATTCTCCGCAAGATGGACCGTACCGACTGCCTGCACTACGTCGATCCGCCGTATCCCATGAGCGTCCGCAAAGTGGGCAACGGCACGTGCCTGGAACATCGCTACCGCCACGAAATGACGGACCGCGACCACTGCAACCTGGCCAGCGTGCTGCACTCGCTCAAAGGCATGGTGGTGATTTCCAGCTACGCCAGCCCGCTCTACGCCCGCCTCTATAAGACGTGGAAAACAATCTCCTGGACCGGCGGGCAATTCTGCTCGCAAAACACGGGTGACAAAACGCGCACCGAATGCGTGTGGCTGAACAAGGCCGCCGTCGACGCGCAAACGCAAAGGAGCTTGTGGTGAACCGCCAAAGTTATTTCGAAAAAAAGAGAGCGAAACGGTTGCCCGCCTATCGCCGGCTGCAAGCGCAGCTCGCGGAGACGCTGCTGCAGGTGGAACGGCTGCGCCTGCTGTGCGTCACGCAGCAGATGTTCCAGACCATGTTGGAAAGCCAGATTGTCAGTGCGCGTGCAGCCATGCGGGACGTGCTGGCGATGCTGGATGCATCCAGCTTCGGCGGGTACAAAACCTATCGCTGCCTAACGGCCTTCGAAGCCGCGCGCCTGGAAGAAATTCGCAAACTGGTGAAGCCGTGAGTTTCGCGATTCCCAAGCAACAGTGCCCGCACTGCGGATACCAGATTGACAGATCCTCGCACGTTGCCGGGAAAGCAAAACAGAAACCCGGAGACGTGAGCCTCTGTTTTCGCTGCATGGAGATTTCGTTTTTCGATGGCGATATGAACCTGCGGCGCCCTCTGCCCATCGAACTCGAAGAGTTGAGGAATTCTCCGCAGTGGAAACAAATCGAACAGATTCGCGCCGCCAAACGCCAAGTGCGTGCGGAGAACAACTGATGAAGCCCTCGAAGAAAAAAAAGAAGCTGCGCTGGCTGGAGAGCGAGAGCAAAAACCCGAAGCGCGCGAACGTGATCCGCAACATGAGCCGCATGCAGGCGGAGAAATTGAGGCGCCAGTGACGATCTCAGAAGCCATCAAGGAACTCGAAAAAGTCAAAGACAAAACGATACAGCTATATTCCGACTGCCCGAACTGCGGCAAAGCAAATCAGATCCACAAAATCGGTGACATCGTTGTTTTGGCGACAACGAAAAAGGCGGAGTGATGGGTAAGACTTCGATCGAGTGGACGGACGCGAGCTGGAATCCCATCGTTGGGTGCACGGAGATTTCGCCCGGCTGCGCGAACTGCTACGCCGCGCGCCTGGCCGCCACGCGGCTGCGCAACACGCCGCAGTACAAGGGACTCGCTACGGTCAATAATCCCGGCGAACATCGGTGGACCGGCGAAGTCCGCAACGTCTTCGGCATTGACCCCAAAGTGCTCGAGGAGCCGCTGCACTGGCGCACGCCGCGGCGCATCTTCGTCTG